ATTCCACTATTTACTATACCCCTAGCACAGTCCATACATGGTAACCCTGAAGTAAGATATATTGTAGAACCTTTTAGTGGTGTCCCTACACGAGCTGCGTTATAAATTGCATTACGTTCCGCATGTTCAAACCAGAAGTATTTTTCAGGTCTTTCCTGACGTTCTAATTTAGAATCATCCATTCCCCTTGGAAATGAATTATAACCCGTAGAAAGGACCTCATTATCCTCTCCAACGATAACTGCACCAATCTGTGTAGACCGGTCTTTTGATTTAAGTTTAACTTGTTCTGCTAATCCTAAAAAATATTCTATCCAATTCATATCAATTTGTTAGGTACCCAATACCAAACTCTATTTTCAGAGTATCGATTTAAGGATTTACCTTCTTTTTTTTCTATTATTCTACTCACTTGTAAAAGATGTTCTCTATTCCTCAAGTCTATTCCTACATTATAACCTTCACCATCTTTAATGTAAATGGTTTCTCTCTGTGGTTCACGATATTTTCCCTCGTCATATAGAATTAACATTTTAACCATTTCGTCCTTTTTCATTTTACACTCAATACCTCTTTGATGTATGAGTTTCTGAAGGACATCTAACCTTAGTTTACTATAATCTATTTCCGACATAGAAGCAAAAATAAAGAATAATTTGGAATATACCAAAAATAAAAAACCCCCGATTTCTCGAGGGTTTTTATATATTAAGACAATGATTATCTTAAAGTGTCCAAACTGAATGTAGTCAAACCTTTTACATCAATCACACCAAAGTAACGGTTGTTAACCATCTTCTTAGCGTATCTAGTCATGATACCCTTGATTGGAGTGAAGTTGAAAGGATTATACATTGTTGGAGTCAATTGTAAAGGCACATACGGTGCGTAAATGTAACCAGCGTCTAACAATGACTTACCTTTGTGACCGATAAGGATTTTACCAGATGGGAAGTAAGGATCACGATAAACTTGATATCTACCTGCAATTGAACCAATTTTCTCAATACCCATGTTGTACTGATCTTGCTCAGGATGAGCGTTTGATACGTGGAAATACTCTAAATCATCGAATACTGCAGATACTTCTGAAGAACAAACGATCCAGTTAGCACCACCTCTCAAAGTAGTTTTATGGATTTGAGCTGAAACTTGGTTAATCTTAGTGATTAACGTTTGGTTCCAGTCTTTTTGAGTGTAACCTACTAAAGTAGCACCAGAAGCACCACCGTATTTCCACTCATTATAGTCCCACTTAGCTTTCCAAGCGGCACCTTTTCTTAAATCACGTAAGATTTCACGGTCAACCTCAGCCGCGATTTGCTCAGATAACAATGCAGTTAACTCAGCTTCAGCGTCGATGTTGTGGAATGCACTTACGTCTTGAGCCAATTCAGGAGACCAGCTAGCTCTTAACTTTCTTTCAGTAACAGATACTGTTACAGAAGATAAGTCGAAAGATACTTCACCGATTTCTTCTTCAAACTCAAGTGTTTCGTATTGACGATAAGTAATTACGAAGTCAGCACCAATTAGTGTTGAACCTGCAACTGTATGGTCTGAGAAACCTGCACTTGAAGAATAGGTTTGAAGGTCTATGTTTAAATAGATTGCACCTTCTTCATCACAAATGTCATCAAATCTGCTTAGACCTGAACCACCTTTTTGACCATACTCAACAATACCTTTACCGTATTTTTGAGTTACGATATTGAATGGTAAAGAAGCACCAGACTGAACTTGTGCAGAAGAAACTTGTAATGAAGCTAAGAACTCTTCAGTATCCATTTCATTACCGTTTGCACCACTTAATTTACCTTGACCGGTTTTTGTAAAACCAGTTACTTTCAAGATTACACTTGATAAAGTGCTACCTGTTGCATGAACAACAGCTGCACCAGCATCACCATTTGAGAATGAGTGAAGAGAAGTACCAGTTAAAGAGATTGAACTGAAAGCTCCTTTTGAGTAATCGAACAAACCTTGGTCTGCGTCGTCACCACCTTCGTAGAAACGATCATAAAGACTTCTTGGTTCTGAGTTATAACCTGCAGTTACTGCGTCGGTTGTGTTAGGATATCCGAATGGTGCATAGTGTGCTCCACTGCTTCTTTCCTGAATTTTAGGTACAAAATAGAACAATTTACCGATTGGTAAGTTCATTGCTTGTACTGATACGATGTCGTTTGCTAACAACTTAGAGAAAACACGACGGATGATTGGGAATACCACTGTCTCGAAAGAACCACTAGCATCAGAAACTGCTGCTTCGTTGATTAAATAAGACGCTTGGTTTTCATACAACTGTGCGATGTTATCTTTTTGGTGACCCTCTAATCCTTCAAGGAATCCGAGGTCATCCCATTTTTTAATGGTATCTTCTTTGATAACACGAAGGTGCTTAAGACCGATGTTACCAACCATACCTGATTCTAATAATGCTCCCATTTTTGTATTTTTTGGTTTTTTTATTTTTTATTATTTTATTTTACTCATCAAATCTTTCATTCTCTTGAATTGTGGATTCTCATATGCTTTTGATTCCGCCAATACTTCTTGAGAACTTGATGTTTGAGGAGTTGAAGAGATTTTCTCAACTACACTCTCAGTAACTGATTTTTTTGTGTTTAATTCAGTTTTGATTGTGTTGAACAAACCTTTAGATTCATTCATAGTTGAAACTGAATCAAATCTCTTAAGAATATTCAATTTCTCCTGTTTTGTTGTCGAATGTTCGGTGAATAAACGAGTAGCATACGCAAGATTTGCGTTAAACACTGCAACTTCATTAAGTTTCTCTTTGAATAATACTAACGCTTTCTTATATTCAGAGTTTTGTTTTTTCAAAGTTTCAACTTCTTCGTTCATTTCCTTACGACCAGATTTGTATTTTTTACCTTGGTTCGCAGGTTTTCTTACGTCGTTAGCGAATGTTCTAGCCGCTTCTGTTGCTTCCACTTCTTTTGGTTCTTCACCTTCAGATGTTTCTCCTTCAGAATCTTCTTCATCTAACTCGATTTCATAGATTGCTTCTTCATCGGCTTTTACTTCTTCTTCAACCTCAGAATCACCTTCTTCGTCAAGTTTAATGATATACTCATCACCATTCATGTCCAATTCAATATCGTCTCCGTCTTTCTTAACAACAATACCATCTTCTGGTTTCATTGCCTTGAATACTTTTAATACTTCATCGTCAGATGCACCTGTCATATCCATAACATCGTCATCATCAGATGGCATATCTCCCATACCCATATCATCAGATGGTTCTGGCATTTCTTCACCATCTTCTGAGTCCATAGAATCGATACCTTTCATTGGATCTTCATTATCGAGGTCGTCTATATTTTCTTCATCATCCCCAGCCTCATCTTCAGATTCTTCATCATCAGATTCGTCTTCAGGTTGTTCAGACACATCTTTTTCCTCTTCTTTAGGTTCATCGGACTCTTTAACGTCTTTCATAGGAGGAACATCCCCCTCAGACACCTCTTCGTCTTTTTGACCCTCTTCTTCTGACTCTTTCAGCAATTCATTAAGTTCTTCCTTCATAGTAGAAGCAAGTATACCTTTTGCATTTTGCTTAACTGCTTCTTCAAGTGTTTGTACTTGAAGTAACGCTTGTTCTAAAATTGATTTTTCAGTCATTTGATTTGTTTTATTATCTTATAAATATTATGATTTTATAAAAAAATCGAGCTGTTATTATTAAAAACAGAATAAAACTTTTTATTTAGATAAAAATCTATCTAAATTTCCCATAAGTTTTCTCATTCTATTGTCAACAATTGGTTTTTCTTCTAAGGATTCTTGGTATTGGTCTCTTTCAGATGGGTCTAAAAAAATATAAGCACCCGGTGTGGACGGTGAAGAAACTAAATCAAAACACACCAATTCAAAATCTTCTTGTACAACATTTTGACCTTTTACGTTTTTTAAAGAACCCACACCACGAGAGGAAATACCCAATGTAGCACCATTCATTATCAACATGGCCGCTTGATCACCTTTAGTAGATACTATACCCATTTTTTTCCAACCAGGTGATGTAAACAATTTAATTTTACCCATTAACATTTTACCATCCCACCAAGTTTCCATAATAGAATGAGAAACCCTATCGAGATCAATTAGTGAAGATGATGGGTGATTTAATTCATTAAGAGCCCCTCCCTTTTTAATAATATTTTGGTATTTTTCATTTTCTCTTTTAAGAATAATCTCAGGATATATTCTCCCATTTTTGTTTGGGGTATCGTATTTTTGTAAAACAGCATAAAGAATAAGGGCTTCAGAGAAGTCCATATTCTTCATTTCAGAAATAATTTTCTTATTATCGTCAGGTGAAACATGACCGGCATCATACTCAATCAAAATTCCTTTGCCGGTTTCATTTGGTCCTAATATCTTCATTTATATAATTAATTATACTATATAAATACATCGATATATAAGTTATTTTTTGTTTTTATTAAAGTTGAATAAGTTTTTATCAGATAAACCCGTTTCTACTATCCTTTCAATAATGTCCTTGACTAATGATTTGGTATTTTTTGATTTAACATCAAATTGCTTTTCAATAAACAAAGTGACCTCTAAATTCATAAAAGATCTTTTTTCAATCTTTATACCTCTCGTCTTTATGTCTAAATCCACAATACATTGCGGTTTAAAATTTTCGTTTTTTAAATTATAAACCATCTCTTTAATTGTTCTTCTTGTTTTGTTTATTAGATAGTCAAAATCGTCTTCATTGTTTTCTGGTTGAACCCAAGAATTAAGTTTTAGATATATTGTTTTTAAATTTTTAAAATCTACTGTACCATATCCAATTTTAACATTCCTGTAATCTCCTAATGAGATGTACTTTCCGTTTTTCATTACTTTATTACATATTTCATAATTTTATGGTGTAAATAAAAAATAAATAAAATTATTTGAAATAAAAAATATTTTCAGTATATTTTTAATATACTTATATATTATGTTAATAGTAAACGTCGATAAAAGTATTGAGTACGCTTTGAAACTTTATAAGAGTAAAGTTCAAAAGACAAAACAAATTCAAAAACTCAGAGAGAGACAAGAATTTGTAAAACCTTCAGTAAAAAGAAGGGAAGAAATAATGAAAGCTCAATATGTTGAAAAAATCAAAAATGGTCTTGACTAATCAAGACCATTTTTTAATTCTACTAATCTATAGTAATTAATTCTCGAGGACTTCTTACTGTTTACCTCATCTTTGACATTACTTAATTTAGATTTCATCTCTTCGTCAGATGATTCTATTAACAATGAGTCTATTTTTTTTATCAAAGATTCTTTTAACTCATTAGTTTTATATTCGAGGTCATTTGTTGGAATTGATAATATATCTTTTAAAGTTTGTTTCTGTTCTTCACTTAAATTGTTATTATATAGAACGTTAAAATTATTCACCAAAACAGCATGTAAGAGGTTTTCATTCTGTGTATGTAAAACCTTATCGGATTCTTTAATCTCTTTCTTAGTTATTAAATGTTCGTATAATTTCTTTTTTGCAATAACTTTTTTATCTAAGTTATTCAATGTATCTTCTTCTGATAATTGGTCTAATACTGAATATAAATCATTATCCTGAACATCCACATCTTTTAGTGTTTCATTCAAAGACTTACAAAAGTCTTTAATTTTTTTTGATTTAACCTTTAACACTGATGATAGTTCCTCAACAAATAACTTGGCAACGTCCTTATCATCAAAATACTTGTTTTCAACTTCCTCGTAAAAAAGATACATATCCTTAAAGTCTTCATTTTCTTTTATTGTTTTAAGGATTTTCTTCATCTCAGTTTTATTCTTTGATGAATAGGATTCTGTTAATTTACCTAATATTTTTGTTTTTATTTTTCCGAAACTGTTCATTTTTAATCGTTTAAAATGTCTTTTATTTTATTTTCTATTTCATAAATATTCTGTTGTGCTTTGTTCATGTCAAATAAATCATTAAAATCTAATTTTTCTTCACCCAACATACCCAATATTTTTGATTTCCTACTTTCACTTAGTGGTTCCGATCCTCCCGCCGCTGATTCTGGTGAAGGTGGTGATCCTCCCATTGCTCCACCCATATCTCCTCCGGCTGATGCGGTTTGTCCACTTTCTTCTGCGGCCTTTCTCTCATCTTCAGATATACCATATTTTGCATCGACATCGTCAAACACACCGGAACGCTTAATAACATTCTGAGTATTCTGTAATTCAAATCCCATTGCTCTTTCAAGTCTTTGTTGTTGTAAATCAAGAATAACTTCACTATCACTCATACCAAGGATATTTTTCTTAGCCCATGTATGTGATACAGGAAGAATACCAACTTGAGATTGATCGGATGTTGCATCTTTATAAAGAGTAACCTTTTCTTTCCATTGTTCAATTCTTAATAAATCAGATTGGGCCGATGGGTTAGTTAAAGACAATGAGAAATTACCTAACTCATCCTCAAGTCCAGATAGATAAAGATGAATTAAAGCAATCTTATTTAGTTCCTGAATTAATGATTTTTGTATTCTATTAATTGTTCTTGCGAAACGAATATCCATTAAGGCTAAAGTTTTACCTTCACCCACAACTTCTTCAAAACCTAAGAATGCTTTAGGAATTCTTAAAGCCGCTAATAATTTCTTTTGAATGTATTCAATATCCGCAATTTCACCCAAGTTTTGTGCACCAGCCAATGTTTCAATTGGGTTAGTTTGTGAGGGGTCACGAACAGGTATAAAATAATCTTGGTCAACCGCCATTTGATTATATCTCATATCAACTTGTCCATTTCTTGGGTCCGCTATTTGGTCTCTTTTAAATTTATTTGCAACTCTTTGTACATAAGCCTCGATATCTTTGTCATCCATGTTACCAACAAATACTTTAAACACCCTTCTTTCCGGTGCTCTTGATGTTCTGTAGATTAACATAGCGTCCTCCGCTAAAAGAAGTTGTTTCCATATTCTTCTTATCTTATCTAACATTGAAGTACCATATGGAAGTTTTCTGTCGTCACCTAACAATCTAAAATGTGCAATTTCCCAAGATTGAAATTCCATTTCTTTATTTTTCCATTGGAATCTCAATTCTCTCGACGGTAATTTTAAATCTTTTTCATTACCTGGTGTTTTTGTTGATGCACCTTCAATTCTCTCAATTTCAATATTTGGTAATTGTTGACAACCGACAATACCTTTTTCGGGGTCCACTTTTAAATAAACAAAGTTATCTCCGTATTTACACAAACCACGAGCCCACATTTGAAGGTTAGTATTGATATCTAATTTTTCTTTAAACAAATCTTCTAAAATATTTTTAACTCTATCTGATTCAGAATATATTGTTAGAATTTCACCTTTTTCGGATAATGTAGTTGATTCTTCTGCATATATATCGAGAGACGCAGATATTTCAGGAGTGAACTCCATAGATTCATAATCATAATATGCCGCTAGTCTGTTTGGTTCGTAATATACCGATTGATTATAAAGAGATTGGTCTAATTTTGTCCACTTATCTGCAATGTACTGACTTTGTTGAGCTTGTAACATTGCCTTTTCATATTCTTCTCTACTATCGGTTTTTAAAAGTTCATCTTTTGAGAAATTGAAAGAGGGTGCATTCTCGGGTTTTGTTCTACCCGGAAAACCAAATACTCTTGTTAATTTCTGAAATACTGTGAGATTATTATCGGCCATGTATATAAATAGTTTTGATTATAATATAAACATTTATTCTTAATTATTAAAGGTTTTTCTTCTTACCAAATAACCAAGAATATTCTTGATATGCGGATTTTGAATTATTCATTGGGTTATTTTGATGAAAAAACGAGGGGTCTGTCTGAATAGATCCTATCGGGTCTAATGAAGTTCCATACGAATAAAAGGTCTTATTTGGTTCGTAAGTTCTTTCGGACATCGCCCAAGATTCTAACATTGCTTTATTTTTTGTATCATTTCTTTGTAATTGATTAAAACAGATGTCACCGGCATATAGGGCCATAGAAAGACTCATGATTGAATCGTCGTGTGCACCTTTCATGTGGTCGGGTCTTCCATTAATATAAACAAAAGTGTTTAACTCATTTAATAATCTAGTAGAACGTATTGCAAATCCCTTTCTAACTTGTTCTTCAAACGCGGCCACAATTTGAGTTCTTTTGTTATTAAAATTTAAACCTGGAATTTTTTCCATTACCTTCTTATTATAATTCCATATATTTTGGGTATTAATACCATCAATATATAGGTTCCTATAATTCATTTCTTGTAACTTACGAGAAGTTGCAATACCCATACCTCCGGTGATATCAATCACAATAAATGCATCATATAATATACCCCATTTATATGCAATTGCTGCTAAATCATCTGGTGGTATTTTACCTATGTACTCAACAACCTGCTCTCTATCATCAAAATCCACAATGTTTATTGATGAAAAATCTTCACTATCTCCTCTACTAACATCTACACCCATGATATAACGATGTCCCTCTACTGGTTCTTTCCATTGCCAAAAAGTCCCTTGCATATATTTTTCCTTGGGTTGTCTAATCATATTCTTAGCAATGTTTTCCTGAATTTCACCAGGAATTACACCATCACCTGAACCTAAAAAGTCACACTCTAATTCTTGAGCAATTTTACGTCTATCGTATTTGAATTTTTTTGACATTGACTCAAACCAAGACGAGAATGGTTTATAACCCTGCTCAACATATTCTTGATATTTTTCAATATCGAAGTCGTACATAACAACTTCGTCATCATTGTATTGTTCTCTATTCAACATGTAATGACATATATCATTACACTTAACCCAACGCAAGTCTTTTGTATAACGAGGATCCTTAAACCATCTTAAATCGGTTATATGGAAATCGTTTACTCCACGAATTGCTTGGTCATATACACCATAATAAATTGGGTCATAACCATTTGGTGTTGAGATGAGAATAATTTTACCACCCGTTGATAGGGACGCCATAGATGCGGCCCAAAAGTCGTCACCCGCTTCAATGTATGCCGCTTCGTCAAATATAAGTATAGTTGGTGTATAACCACGAAGTGCATCCGCGGATGTAGCAACGGCTTTTACCTCACAACCATTATTTAATCTAAATCTACTTTCAGAATTCTTATCAGGATGAAACCCCACGTTAATCCAATCTGGCCATTGTTCCAAGAAGTGTCTAACCTTGTTGGCCATTTCAACGGCCGTGTCTCGTTTGTTTGCAATTAAAAGTACTCTATCAGGATTTTCCGGTTTTGCAAATTGTAATCTTTTAGAAATCCAAGCCGCTGTAACTGTTGTAACACCAGCTTGTCTATATTTTCTAGTTATGTTTTCATTATAATTTTCATAATCATTTAATAATTGAATTTGATCAGGAAATAATTCTAATGGTACATATTTTTTTTGTGTATTATCGAATGTTTGTAGATATGTCTTAAGAGCATAAGGTGTATCCTTAATAATCTTAGCATACTCTTTTAATTGTTCTAATTTCGAATTCATATATAATAAATATGAAAAAAGGTGGATTAACCACCTTTGTTTATCTTACGGGAACTAACTCACCACCATCATCTTCATCTTCATCTTCATCGTCGTCAAAATTAATTGACCCACTAATACCTATTGACCTTAAATAACTATCCATATCACCGTCTTCAGTTTCTTCTGTTGCGTCTTCTAAATCATCTCTAAACATTGCAACTGACTCTTCATA